GCTCTAAAGTTTTAAATATTTCTTCACTGTGACCAGCTTTCAAACTATTATTAATTAAGACAGAATTAATATTTTTCATTATTTATATATATATAAACATCAGAAAAAAATTTAAATCTTATATAAAATATATATGAGTCTTAATAATATTGAAATTCTTGGTTATAATAGTTTAACAAATCTAGCATCTATAAATGCAGATGAGGTTAATACAGATATACTTACAAAGATAAATCCAGAAATTACAGATGCAGAATTTGACACTTTATATGGAATTAATACAACATTAACAATTCAGCAACAGTTCGACGCAATAGACACACAGATTGGCGATATTGGCAAGGTATATTGGCTCTCAGCATGGTCTACAGTTACACAAACAAATCCAGCAGGAAACACTCCACGAGCTATGACATGGAATAATTCAGACCCCCTTTCTTCAGGAGTAACATCAGGACCATTAACAGGATCTATTAAAGTTTTAAATAGTTCTGTTTATAATTTTCAATTTTCAGTGGAAGTTCTAAAAGAAAGTTCAACAACTTCCGAGTTAACAATATGGATAAGAAAGAATGGGCTAGATGTTGCAAACACTTCTAGTGAGTGGGATATTAAAGGAAATGACCATTACACTATAGGTTGGAATTGGGTTTTAGATTTGGCAGATAATGACTATATTCAGATAATGTGGGCTTCATCAGATACATCTATGACATTAAAATATGAACCAGCCCAAACCACTCCATATTCACATCCAGCAATTCCATCAGTTATAATTACAGTTTCAAATGTAACAGGAGAAGGAGCAAGAGGACCAGAAGGACCACAAGGACCACAAGGACCACAAGGAGACAGAGGACCAAAAGGCGATCAAGGAGACACAGGACCAGCAGGAGATGGACCTGTAGCTTATTCTGCTCTAGCATTAGCAACCACTGCAGATGTGGCTGTTGTAGCATTAGGCGCTACTGTTTCAACATTAGGTGCAACTGTTGCAGGTCAAGGAATAACAATAACAGACCACACAGCTCAACTTTATATATTAAACAATAAATGCCAAGGATTTCAATGGGTAACCGATCCTATAAATAATTATGGAGTTATTCCATCTTATGAGTATTCAGTGCCTATTTATATCCAAAGAATGACATCATTAGCTCCTCCTGCTATTAAATTATTGCAAAATCAAGAATCATATTTTCATTATGGACTAATTTCAAATGATACAATTCAAGCAGAAAATGAAATTATAAGTAATAATGGGCTTTCTAGATTAAATTCATTACAGCTCTCAGATGTTTTGTTTATTGGTAGAAATGAACCAATTCAAAAGAAAATAGTTTTATATGATGCAAATACAGGAAGTAATTATGACTACACGGGAATATGGACACAAAACTCTTCAACTATGAATTATTTTAATTTTGAAATAGATGGAAACACAGGCTCCGCTTATAGATGGTATTCAGGAAATGGTCTAAATAATGGTCGTAATCTTTTAAAATATCTTAGTTCAGTTCAAGAAACATCATACACAGAATTATCAAGATTTGTTTATGCTAATGGATTCACACAAGAAATTAAAATGACAAGAGACCAAACAGCAGAAACAGTTAAAATTGATTTTACTGCAGATAAAGCAGGGCTAGGCTCTCAAGATGGTCAAATTATACAAGAAAAGGGGAACGGTCTAACAGATAACACAGGAACAATGAAAATAAATTCAGGAACTATTGAAATAAATGGTCTAACAAATAATGTCCAAGTTAACGCCACAAATCAAATAAATTTAGTTTCCACAAATAATTTAAGTTTACAAAGCACAGCAGGAGAAATTAGTTTAACAACTCCTGCAGATAAAGCAATAAATCTAAATTCAGATCAACTTAAAATAACAACATCAAATAATTCTGGAATTATTTTGAATGATGTTCTAAATACACAATTTGTTATAGATTCAGTAGATAATCTAAAAATTAGAACAACATCAGCCAATACAAATTTATCACTAGAAGCCACAGGCTCACAAGTATATTCATCTTATGAAACAACAAATCCTGCATATTATTTTTATAGTAAAACAGACGGATATGATATACAGTTGCTAAATACTGGAACAAATGCATATTATGATATTTATTGCAGTAAATCATTAAGATTTCAATCAACATCTAATTTATTATTTAGAAGTTTAGGCTCAGTTTTTGATGCTCCAATATCAATTGAATCAAATAATACAAATTTATTTATTATGAAATCAAATACAGCAAAAACAATAAGTTTCCAAAATTCAGCAACTGATGAAATTTTAAATATACAATCAACATCAGGATTAAATTATATTGATTCAAATAATCCATTACAAATTCAATCATACGGAACAGATAATTATCTAAATATAATTTCAGCGTCTGATTTGGGATTATCAAATAATGCAGGACAAATTTATATAACATCTACAGATGGAATTGTTCAAACAGCAACAGCTGGAAGTTTAACAATGACAGCTGGACAATATATTGATATAACAGCAGGAGCCGGTTCACCTATTACTTTAACAACCACAGGAGTCGGAGATATAAATATAACATCAGGTGATAAAATAGAATTAACTGCAGGTAATGGAATAAAATTCAATAGTGCATTAATTCCTGGCTATACTTATCCAATAACTCAAGGAATAGGATACACTGAAAATAAATCAGGAACAGAAAAACAAACAACTAATGGAACATGGACAGAATTATTTAATGATTATATTCATACTGGAGTTTGGTTTGTATCATTTTTAATTAAGACAAGAAACACATCTGCAGGAACTATTGGGTCAAAGATATTTAATTTATCATTAACATCTGCATCAGATACTCCATATAATACATTTTGTTATGAAATAAATTCAGATGATGGATGCAATGGTGCATCAAATCCAAGAGATAGAATTCAATTATCGGGAATTGTTACAAATACAGCAAACACAAACTATTATGTAAATGCTCAAACAACTCAGTCATCAACTGCTGTTTATTGTCAAGTGGTATCATATACTAAGACAAGAATAGCATAAATTAAAATCTAATTATAGTTATATACATATGAAGGCTAAAACTATAAAATCATTATTAAATGCATCATATCAGGAATCTCCTCCTGAAAAGTTAAAGAATGGTTTAAGACTAGATAAAGAACTAACCACTCCAACTGTTAAAACTTATTATAACAAAAATAATGATGAGGCATATGTGGTTCATCGTGGAACTAAAGGAGCGTCTGACTGGTTGAATAATGTGGCATATTTAACTGGTAACTATAAAAGAACAGATAGATTTAAACAAGCAGAACAAATTCAGAATAAAGCAGAGGAAAAATATGGAAAATCAAATATATCCACATTAGGACATTCACAGGGTTCAGTTCTAGCTCGTGAATTAGGTAAAGACACAAAACAAGTTATCAATGTAAATCCTGCATATAAATTTGAAAGACCACTAAAAAATGAATATACAGTCAGATCATCTGGGGATGTTGTAAGTTCACTATATGCTCCTGTTGCTGAAGCTCGTAAAGTTCTATATCCAAATTATTCTAAAGCTCATGACATAACAATTAAATCTGAATCTAATCCATTAGATGAACATTCATATAAGATATTGGACAGACTAGGAAAAAGAGAGATAGGCGTGGGAGCATCTGATGGAATAAGACAATCCACTATAAATGAAGGATTTAGAAATTAAAAATAAAATATCTAATCTAATAATATATAATGTCCTCATTTTCGTTTATTCGTCCTCAGAACCAATTATGGAAAGATGCAAAGATTGCAAAGACCCATCAGAGAATCTTAGAAAAGATTACATCAATGCCACAAGAAATAAGAAAAGATAAGTTTAATATGGAGCTCCTCACTATGATCTGTTGCATGATTGAACATGCTATAGATAACACTGGCAAGAAGGAAAAGATGAAGATTGATAAAAGAAATTTAGCAGTTCAAGTTCTAAACTCTCTTTTTGATTCTTTAAGTCCTCAAGATATTAACACAGTTATAACTAATATAGAATATCTTCATGATAACGGTCATATTATCAAATATCACTGGTCTAAAGTTATATTAGGATGTTGCGCAGATTGGTTTAAAAAAAAGGTGCTGTCTTAAAAGACTGGACGATGAATTATGTTCAAAGTAAATTCATTAACGGTCTCATTAAAGAGCTCAACATTCCGCGTGATGTGGCTACTATTATAAACATAGCTAACAACTTAGACAAGATTAGTTTTATTCAACTAGCGATCTCGAAGCTAGGCGTATATAAATTTATTGTCTATCTATTTTATTTTGCTTTTCTAGCATAGAATATTATTGTATTCTAGAAACTCAAAAATTATTCTCCACTTTTTATTTTAACTTAAATTAAGTATCAACAAATATATTAACTAATATTAATTATTAACTAATTCAACCCCTTAATTAAGCAGTTGATGGATTTAACCACTAATTAAAAATTTTTAATTTGTTTCAACAGTATTCAACCACTTAATTAAGCAGTTGAAAACCGTTGATATTAATATTTGTTTATTAAGTATACAATGATTTATATATTAATTAATTTCAACCTAAAAAAAATATCTAAGATTATATATATATACAAATGGATTTCTCTGATGTGTTAAAACAAAGACGCGAACATTTAAGCGCTGGATCTCTTAAGACTTATAACAGTCTATTAAAGAGCATATATAAGTCATGCTGGGGTTCAACCAAAGAGCCTGATGTGAAGAACTTTGAAAAGACAAAAGATGTTATGAAATTCTTAGAAGACAAGTCTGCATCTTCAAGAAAAACATATTTAGCATCTTTGGTCTGTATGTGTCCTAATATAGAAGAATATAAAACTGTGATGAATAAAGATATGATGGATTATAAGAATGAGATGGATAAACAAGAGATGAATGAAAAACAAATGCAGTCAAATATATCTAGTGATGAGATTAAAGCCATATATGATGATTTAGCTAGAACTGCAAACTTTCTTTATAAGAAATCTAAACTATCATCTAATGATCTCCAACAAATTCAAGACTTTGTCATTGTGTCTGTCTTAGGTGGAGTTCATATTGTTCCTCGTAGAAGTTTAGATTATGTTGAGATGAAGGTCAAAGATATAAATAAAGATGAAGATAACTATATTGAAAAGGGTAAATTTATATTTCACAAATTTAAAACAGCAAAGTTTCATGAAGGCGGTCAAAGTCTAGATATTCCTCCAGCTCTTAAAACAATATTGCTTAAATGGATTAAAGTAATCCCCGCTGATGTGAATCATCTATTCTTTAATAGTAACTATCAACCATTATCCAATGTCACTTTAAACCAAAGATTAAATCGAATCTTTAAAGGTCCTATTAGTATAAATCAAATGCGCCACACTTATCTCACAGAAAAATATGGAGCTATGATGAAACAACAGAATGAGATGGCTGAAGAGATGAATGAAATGGGTTCATCTATTAAACAAGCAAAAGTTTATGTCAAATTAGATGATCCTGATTTATCTATGAATAAAGTGGAAGAGCCAAAAGTGGCTAAATCAAAAACAACAAAATCCAAATCTAAGAAAAAAGATATAGAAATATAAAATATCTAGTTTTTTTTTAATTTAATATATTATAAAATAATTTAAGAATTTATTTTCTAATATATATATATACAATGCCGAAACATAATACAGATTTCTCTAAAACAAAAATTTACAAAATTGTTTGTAAAGATTTAAATGTGCCTGACATCTATGTTGGTCACACTACAGATTTCACTAGAAGAAAATGCAAGCATAAACAAGACTGTAATAATCCAGAAGCTAAAAATCATAATATCAAATTATATTCATCAATAAGAGCGAATGGAGGCTGGGATAATTGGGATATGATACAAGTGGAAGATTATCCATGTAATAATAAATTAGAAGCTTCTGCTCGTGAACGCTTTTTCTATGAGGAGTTAAATGGGTCTTTAAATACCAATAAACCAAATAGAAATCTTAAAGAATATTATCAAGACAATAAAGAGAAAATATTGGAATATCAAAATAATTATAATCATGTGAATAAAGATAAATTGAAAGAATACAGAGAAGCTAATAAAGATAAAATTAAAGAATATAATGCTAAATATAGAGCTGATTATTAT